TTTAAAGAAATCAACCAGGAAATTGTATTCGTCTTTTTTTAACATACCCTTTGCCGGAAACCATTCGTTGAGAGTCTCCTGTCTTTCGTCACAGTTGCAAGGCTTTTTTGTTAAATGCGAAACCTTATCGACAAATGTTTTGATCCCGGTCGCTTTGGTGAACTCTGCAACTTTATCACCGAGACCCTTTATTTTTTTGCTCATAGTATTTAACTTTAAATTTTCTGTTAATTTTGACTTTGCACCGCTTTACTGTTCTGTATATGGTCGACAGAGATAGTTTTGTTTTTTCCGACATCAGACCCTTGTGAGATTTAAACTCGTATCTGTACAGGTTGAAAAGGTTTTTATCAAACCAGTAAAAAGTATCGACATATTTGTCCATGTCTTGTTGAATGGTGTTGTCAAAGTCATCGTCTTTGCATTCATTGACTATGTATTCAAGTTGACTATTGGACATCTTTTCGAGTTTTACCCCCTTATTTTCTCGCCTTATGATATCGACAAACATATTTTTCACGACCTTATATATACTTAACGAATGACCATCCCAATATCGGTCTAGAAATTTTTTGACTTCGGTTGGATCTTCTTCGATTTTATCAATCTCATTTTGAATTTTGATGTACAGGTCATGAGTTATATCCTCATGATACATTCCTTTGTTTGTGTACCTAGATTCAATATTTAAAACGATTTCCTTTATTTGATCGTAATTATTCCAAAGGATTTTGAGGGCTTCTTTTTTAGTCATGATTTTTTATTTAAAGCTTTGTACTTCTCAATTATTTCAATGAGGAAAAAGCGGTCCCATTTATAGCCGGTCTGCTTTGCTCGTGAAACTTTGTCTTGTAGGTCGATGACCCGTTCCTCTCCAATGCGGTTGATAAGTTCAATGTGATAGGGGATAAGGTTCCCAGCAAGAAAATAGTTGCACTTTCTACAGCTTAGATGTACATTGTCTTCGTTAAATCTTACTATTGGATTTTGTCCAGCAGAATGAAAGTGAGAGGCGTCCGAGGTATTGAAGGACCCACATGAAACACATGGCCGTCCTTTGTCCCTTTCTCTAATGAATTTGTGAAAATGTCTGACTGCTGTCGCCTTGAGTTGGCTCAGAGTTTTACTTTGATATTTAAGATAGTCCATCCTCTTCGGTTTTTAGGTCGATCAAATGGCATTGCCAATTTAAAAAGGATTTTTATATCTTAAACTATATTTTTATTAACAACACCCCTAAGTTTTCCATAAAAAAAAACCCTAACTATTTGAGCTAGGGTTGTTCTTTTGTTGTCTGTCTCTCCAGTCTGTCAATCTTATCGCAATTGAAAAGGTAAAAATATTCACCGACAGGCTCCTTTTTGTGATCCATAATTGCGACGGCCTACATTATTGATTTGATAAGGATAATGAAATGCTTGCCGGCTCATTTATTTTTTTAAGTATTTTCTTTGTGCTATTGTAGAAAAAATAAATCTCCTCTTCTCTTGCTAGATCTTGTTTAAGTAATTTAATCCTTGCAATATGATAATCTTTACCTAGGCCATTAATTAAAAACCCATTGGGCAAACTATCAAATTGATACAAGGACATTTGTTCCTGATCAATCCAGTGCTTTAAATATTGTATTTGGTTCATCTGATTTGTTTAAATGGTTTGCCCTATGTGCCTAAAACAGCTTTTAAATAGCCTTGGTTAAATCTTTCTCCATCATGTGGGCCTCCAATAAATAACCAAAAAGAGGATTGATGATTGATATTGCCTTGTATATCTTTCTGGATATTAATTTAACTTTCTTTTTTTCTGAGGAAGTAGACTCAAGTCCTAGGTTGCAGTACATGAATGCGTCAATTTTAAGTAAAGTGTTGAGTTTCCTTGTTTCGCTCCACGTTTTGAAGCCTACGATTTTAGCTGTGTCCTGGTGTGTGTATTTCATATCAAAAAGGTAGATCAGTATCTTCAGGAGGCATGATCTTATCTAACGCCGATACCACTTGCTGTTCATGTGTTGCAGTAGAAGCATCCCAGTCGTGCCCAATTTTTTCAATAGAGGCAAGCATATCTGTATTAAAATATTTAATTTCACCCTGTGGACTTTTCCATTTGCGACCACTTGCCCAGAAATCTACTTTCACCTTATCGCCCTTAGCGAATCCATCAAAATCAACACACCTATCTTGTGTGGCTTCGATCACTCTGAAATTCTCCCACTTGGCGTTTTTATCTGTGATTACTAATTCACGTTTTTGGAATCCTTTATCTCCGTACGTTTTTGTTTCTCCGACAGTTTCGACCGTCCAGTCTGTAATTGTAAAAGGTTTGCTCATAATGATATTTTTAATTATTGATTTTATTTCTGCTTTTAAAATTCCAAAGCGAGTTGATCATGTTGCGAAACTCTTCCTCAGATGTACATCTGTAAATTTTTGCGGATTTGTACAATTCACATTTTTCAAAAAATATTTTAACGTTAAATTGTTTGTGCATTCTGTTTGTTTTAGCAATTGCGGAAACAAAAGAGGTGGCTTTGTTTTGTGAAAACCAATCCAAATCCTTGCAAGCTTTTAAAATTTCAACTCCTGTGGTCACATTTGTAGTCAACAGATTTATTTTATTTACTTTAAAATCTTTATTTGATAATCCTAAAGCTTTTATGACTCCTGGGACAGAAAACATTGAAAAATTCTCGCAGATGTTATTTATTCTGATGTAATCAGAAACATCATTTTGAACATAATAATTTAAATAATCATGAAGTTGCCAGTTTCTTCTATCTGTATTCAAAACAATCATATCAACATCTGCGTCATCCATCACATAAAAATTAATAGGCATGTTCAACTGCTTTAAAACTGTGAATTTGTGTTGTCCGTCTTGGATCTGACCTTTTGGATTTACTTTGATTAAATCTTGTTGACCGTGAATTTTAATTGATTTTGTTAATTTTGCAATGTGTTGATCTTCAATTTTTCGATTGTCTTTTTTAAATGAAAATCTGGAATAATCATTTGTTGTGAAAATCGACTGCTTGATTTTCATTTTTGAAGTGTCAAACGTTTCATTTTTTGAACGACTTTCTGTTTTGAATAATTGTGTAAGCATTTTAATTGTGTTTAATTGTATAGGTTATTTAAAAAACTTGGGGCTTTATTTAGTTTATATATACTTGCTCGCATTGCTTGCTGCAAAAGTCTCCGTCGCATGGTGTTAAACATTCAAGGCATTGGCCTTCTGAGACCTCTGGAGGCACTAACTCCCTGTCGGGGATATAGTAGTTGACTTTAATTATTTGATCGATATAAAGGGCCATTCTGCATTCTCTTTTAAATATTCAATTCTTAAATCAAAAACGGTTTCACAGTATTCAAATTCACATATAAAATTATCCGGATGTTGAAACCCTCCGCAGTTCTCGCAAATCATCCTCTTTGCTCACTGGTCCGCTCTCCAATGTATGTGTTGGACTTTATCTCTGCGTGTTTGTCTGCACTGTGTTTCATTGCTGTTGTCATTCTAGTTTCGTCGTATTCTCTAAAGGCAGTCAGTAGCTTCGCAAGGTCCCAACTCCCATACATTTTCCCGTATTTCCCTTTAATTATGTCCTTAAAAATCACAATCAGATCGCTGACGTTTAAAGATTTGTGGTCCTCCATGATGAAAGTGGCGGCCAATTGTATTTGGTCTTCGTTCATATTATCTTTGACGCTTATTGATCTGTTGACTTCCATCAACCACTTGATTAAAATAGCGTGAATCTTGACCGGTGAAAAATCCTTTGCCATGCGTCCGATACTTGGGAGCCCTTTAATCTTTAAAGCATCCTGGACCGTTGAGATGTTTGGGTTTCTTAATGATATTCTGGGCTCCGATATTGCAACCGTGTTTGTTTGCTTTGAAACCTCCTGAGTTTTTAAATATATTTCCATTTGCTCAGAGGCCTTCGGTGTTTGCGAGTATCCTTTCAAGGTTCGAGTAGTCCGGTTGATTGTTTTGTTGTCTTCCATTAGAGTTGTGTTTTATGAGTTCATCTTCCCAGGCTTTATTATTTAAAAATGTTTGAGGGTTTTTTCTGTAGGTCTTGTCTGGTGTTGATTCAATGTAAGCAGGCAAGTAGTTGAGTATTTCTTCTTTTACTTTTTGAGGTAGCTTATTAAATTTTGGTTTGATCAAAGTTTTGTTTCCTGTTTTCTTATCGTACAAATCCCAAAAATCTTCAAAGCTTGGATATAGTTCAACTTCAGTTTTAGTTATAGTTATAGCTTCAGTTTCAGTTTCAGTTTCCATATGTTGATCATATGTTTTAGATATGTTTAAGACAGGTGTTTCATTATTTGTTTTTTTCTTCCTGTTGCTTCGTCTTGACTCGCTATATTTTTTACGTCTATCAACCTCAGACTCCAATCTCTCATTGAAATAAAGACCGTTTTCATCTTGAGTAAATAAATCAAAGATGTCTTTATCATATGTTAAACATATCTTTAACATATGATCTTTCGTTAATCTTCCCTTTTGATGGTGAAAGCATAGGAGCCGAATAAATTTTCCGACTTGGGTATCATTTAGAAAATATGTTCCCGTTAAAAAATCAGAACTATAAAAAAGGAATGCAGGATCTTTCATTGTTTTTAAGTTTTAGTCATTACCCGGAATGGACACCGGGCTTTGACATTTTAGCGTGATTTCAGGGTCGCCGCTTTTTGTTTATCTTGGATTAGTGGGTTGTTATATAACAGATTGAAAACATAGTTAACTTGCCTTTCGTCTGCTTTAAATAGATCCTTATCCATGATCCGTTTTTTTATATTGTATTTATGCTTACTTGTAATAAAACCTTTAATATTGTCAAGCTCACAGCTTACATTTGTAAAGTCTTCTTCGAATGATTTATTATAAAAAATATGATTCGTAAATCTTCTACGTGTGTTTATTAAAGTTGAAGGATTTAAATTCATATAAATTGATAATTGATTAAGCGAAAAGTTGTAGTTTTTTAAAACATACCCTATAAAAAACTGTCTTGCTTTGACGTATTCTTGGAACCTAGGTTTATCAAATATTTTGATATTATATTTTTGATCTAAAGCTCTTTTAATTGGGCCTAATGTTTGCGAAATCTCTTTTTGTATGTTAGTCATAGAGTTTTAAAATGGGGCCACACAAAGCCATTTGATCAGACCCCCGGTTTAAATTATTTTTTAGATTTTGTTATCTGGATAGATGCAGCTGAGTGCTTAATCGTGGGAGCAACTAAAAGTTGGGAGTTGTTATCCAAAAAGACTTGGACCTTTTTCCCGTCCGGCATTAAATGGACGTCAGAGTAAGCACCATTATCAACGGAATCCCTTCCGATCGAATACATTTTCTTTTTATCCTTCAGCTCTTGAGTAAGCCTCACAATTTCCTCACAATCAGAATAATCATAGCTTCGGCGTCCGTCTATGTTTCTAATCTCAAAGCCCTGGAAGTTGAAAGTTTTTCCGTGCTTATTGGATTCATCCATTGCCAGTTCCTTAATATTGTTTTTAAATCGGCCAATTGCCTTCTCCATTTGATTAATAATAATAATAGAAGTAAGCGGACACAATTCACCTTCCATAACATTCTCTTCAGCTACCTCAATAGCCATCTCGTTTTTGGATAGCCAGGATCTTAAATTCATAGCCTTATCGACTGCGTTTTCTTTTTTTTGTTCCATATACATTTCGTTTTCTAATTGTTGGAAAATAACTTCTTGTTGATCTGCGTGCGTTGCTTCATAAGGATAAAGCTCTCTGACCCGTCCCATTATGATACTTTTTTAATGGTCCAAAGCTTGGCCAGTTGATCGACTTGTTCATTGCTAAGTTTGTAGTGATCTTGAGCAAATCCAATAAACGTTGTCCACTCTGGATATTTATCTTTCCAGTCCTGTAGTCTTTCAAGGATAGAATTAAACCCGGCATCAATAGATTTTGTTTGCGCCTGGGCTTTGTGGATTTCATCACCTGAAGCGGTACCGTGTTGTATTCCAATGCCGGCCGCTGTGAATGCTTTACCTAGTGCGGAAGTGTAAGCGTTTTCAAGTGCCGAGGATTTGTTGATGAATCCGTCTCCAATAACCTCCTGAGCAATGCCATCATAAGAATTGTATTTATCTTTTGACTGATCAAATCTTATTTTGAGTTTAATGTGAACGGTCCAGGTTTTAATCTCTGCGTAATACTGTACCTTTTTAATCTTCACATCATAGTCAAAATTTGATGCACAGTGTGAGATTCTTTTGTCAACCATCACATAGGGTTTGCCTGAGATGGTGACGGTGTCTAAATTTAATAATCTTTTCATCGTGTTTTATTTTTTTTAAAGGATCCCGTTCAATCGATCCAATTCAGATTGTGGGATGTAGTTGCGTCCTCCCAAAGACGTTGTATTAATTTCTTCGTTTCTAATTAGCTTGTGTATTGTGGAAGTGCTCAAGCCTAGTATTTTTGTGGCTTGGCTAATTTTATAGAGTTTCCTATTGCTATTGATGACCCTATTTTGTTTTTCAATCGAATTTATTAACCGATCGAATTTTCTTTCGAGTTCAGACAATGGAGTCATTCCATAATGTTCTTCCAACTCGCTAATTTTGACGGTATTGTTGCTCATATGATAGTATTAATTTGTATATTTATTTAATTAAATCTCTGAATAATATTCAAATTTAGGCATTTAAATTCAGTTTACAACATAAATATGCATATAAATGCAATTATTTGACGTAAACCTGTGGTTAGTACAGCTTTAGATATTTTAAAATAATGCCTATAGCTGAAGTAAAATCAATAAAATACACAAATGAGTACTCCAAACGAAAGATTTTTAGAGCTTTTTAAAGATTTAAACTTATCGATTCCAGAATTTGCAAAAGAATGCGGAATGGATTCAAAGGTTAGAACCATATATAAAATAATTAAAGACAGCCACAAACCTTCAGTTGCAATAATAAGGGAGGTTAATCTGGTTTTTCCTGAGTTTAATATTGAACACATACTTTACGGAAACAACAAAAAAGATCATAAAGCAGCACAAATTCAGCAAAAAAATGTCTTGCTAAATACAAGTTTTTCAGAACAAATCATTAGCTTTGATAAGAAAGAACAAGATATGATCAACGGTTTTATTAAGCTAGAGAATGAACTAGTAAGAACATCAAACGCATTGCAGACTACTTTATTAAATTGTACAAATCAAATTCAAGAATTGGTCATCCAAAATGCAAAAACAAAGAATGACTTTGAAACTCACATTTTAGAATTCAATAAACAGCTGGGAGCTCTTGCAGCCTCACATTTGAAGCTGTCTAATCAGATCATTAAAGTAGAGGGTAAGGTTCAAGAAATGCATCACGACAATACAAAGACCACAATTAAGGCTCAAGAATATATCACAGAATCACAGGCAGCACATAAAAGAAACCTTGATTTTCAACAGCAATTAATCCCCGATCTTGGAGAGTTTAGAAAGACTAAGAAAAAATCTTAAATGCTGAAGCTGTAATTGATTCCTTATTAATTTTCTTGTATTTATTTAATGTCTTCGGATCTCTGATCCCTGTGATCGCCATTATTATATGATCAGGCATTGATTTTTCTGCTGCTATAGTTATAAACGTTCTCCTTGCTGTGTGAGATCCTACCATTTGCCAGCGTTGTTTTATTACAACCTCTTTTTTTGCTCCGTAATAAACTGTGTTTTTTATTTCTTCAGTAAAGCCAGCCATCTTACAAACCTTTTTAATTTTTGGATTAAAGTTCTGGCTTTGAACACTGTTTAAATTCCAATCATATTTGTCCAGTAATGTTTTAAGTTTTGGATGTAATGGAATAAAAGAATGGGTTTCCGTTTTTTCTGCTCTCTTAATTATCATGTCGCCCTGTACATCTGATTTTTCAAAGACTGAGTAATCCGAATAACGTTGGCCCGAATAACAACCAATTAAAAACAAATCCCTGTGTTTTTCAAGCCTTTCGTCGAGTTCAAGTCCCGCTAAGGTGTCAAGGTCCAACTCCGTCAAGGCGATGTCGTCAGTCTCAAAAGGTGAAATTTTAATATCTTTAAAAGCCAAGGGAACTTTTACACCTTTTTTAATACACCAATTTAAAAAAATTTTGAAATATCCAAAATTTCTGTGAAGTGTATTATCGTTTAAATTGTATTTACTTCTTAAAAAGACAATAAATTCGGTTAAGGTGTTATTATCTAAATTCGTTAATAATATTTGTTTACCCTTTTCGAATTTTTCGAATTTATCAAATACTCTTTTATAATGTTTTATCGAATTAGATTCTACCTCGCCAACATTTTTAAGCTCTTCAACGTAAAGTTTGTAGTAATAGTCAACCGACAGATCAACCAGGGCCTTTTCCTCAACATGAAAATATTCGTTGAGTTGTTTTTTAAGGATTGAAGCCGTCAAAGATTTTCCGTAAAAATCCTTTATTTGTTGGACCTGGTATTCGTATTCTCTTAAAGCCAGAGTTAAATCCCTGTTTCTGTCACCTTCTTTTCCTCGCATTACTCGAGGGAAACATTTTTTTTTGTCCCAATTCTTTGGATTTATTTTTCGCCCTGTATTATATTTGAATCTAGAGGTTTCGCCTGGGATATAAACCTCAAGTCTAATAACAGTGTTTTTAATTTTATCATTTTTTAATCTAAAAGCCATAGGGGGGGTCGTTGCGGGGGTCGAAAATATAGCGTAAATATACATATATTCGAATACTTACAACATGTGAACGCCCTAAATAGTCATATAAACCAATACACGGACATAAAGAACGAGTGTCGTCTACTCCGCAACATAAAACCTTAACTAGTTATAATTTAACAAGTTAAAGTTTTTATTTGTTTAATGGGGGTCGACATGGGGGTCTAATGTTAAAAGTTAGCTCAATACTCACCATTTGAAAAGGTATAGTGTTTTATAAATATAATCAAAAAATATGACTGATCCGAGCGATCTGTCCATGAGTTGGGTGATGTAAGAATCCCTCGATCGCTTTTATGCTTCGATAACCGTTTCTATCATGCCAGGAATCCGTTCCAGAAGCCGACCGAATAGATTCAATGTTTACCTTTCCGATGTCCTTAGATGTCTTGTGATGGACGTGGTGAGTGTATATGTGTCGATGCTTTGTTTTGGCCCAGTCCTCGGTTGACTCTTCGGCCATTAATAAAGGGAGATCGTTTTGCTTTGCTCCGTCTCCATGAGTTGCTCCAATGAGGTTGTCGTGATAACGGAAATATTTTCGGTGTGCAATTGAACAGTCGAAAGTTATATTCTCATTTTTATGAAACCAGGTCTTGATCACGTCGGCCAAAAAGAATCCTGAAGCGTAATCGTGATTTGAAGGGCAAAAAAGAAAATGTACATCTGCAACAGTGAGCAGTTTCTCAATGGCCTGGATCATTACATCCTTTGCACTGAGAAAGTTTTCGTACCACATGCCGTCAGTGTCTTGAGGGGTGCCTGATGTAGTCTGCCGCTTGGGCGTGTCTGTGTGAAGGATGTCATTCCCTCCAATAAAAAGAATCTTATCGATATTAAAAGAGGCTGTTTTGTCAAGTATCCCCTGGACCCCTTCGATAACTCTAGCCGAAGCGATCTCAACGTTGTAGGCGTCCCCGGTTTCGTATGCCGTGGCTAGTTTACCGAAATGAATATCTGCCGGATCTACAACTAACAAATGAGGCTCTTTTGATTGGGTCCTTTCAATCTTTGGATATACTGGAGCAGCCTCAAGCATTTCGTTTTTTAGGTCTTCAAATATTTCTTGATAAGATTTGCCGTTGTTTTTGACAAACATTGAAATGTGCTTTGATTTATGCCAGTAATGTTTAATGTCCTTTACCGGAATACCTAGTCTATCTGATTCCTCCTGGAGGACTTTGTGATCGTCTCCAAATAAAACGCCAAGATCTTTCTCGGTTAGCTGTCTTATTTTTTTGCGGTACTTATTGAAATATAATGGCAACCTATAAACTTTTGAATCTTTGTGCATGTCTATTTATTTAATTTAAACCCTGTTTTGTCAACTGTTCTTGCTCCGAAATATCCACAGAGGACCCAAGTCACTAGGTCTGATGTGTCAGAAGTATCAAGACCCATAAACCAGCCGACAATATAAGCGGATGTAAGGGCCAACAAAACCATTGGCCTGATATTGCGGGCTAGAAATGACTGGCTGTTTGAGTCGGCAACCCATCGCTTTGTGATGCCGTCAAATTCGTGAATCTCTTGATCTAGTTTTTTGAGTGCGATTTCTTTGTCTTTGTCTGACATATCAGAACCACCGATCAAAGCTTTCACAACACTACCAATAGGCGTGTCTCCAGCTATAGAGCTGACAATGTTTGGAATTTTTTCAAGTAGAAATTTCCCGACGTTAGTTTGACTGAATTTTTTTTTGCTCATTATCTTTTTTTAGATTAATAAGCGGCGACCCTGCAATCACTATTTTAGTCTGATGTATTTTAGTAGTCTTGATTTTGAATAAGGTGCAATCTGTACTCTGTTCCCTTGATTGCCTCCTAGCATATAGATGTTTTTTTCAGATTCACGGACATAAAAACCAACGTGGCCTTTCCAACCGTCTCGATCGCCTCTCCATAAAACAACGATATCACCCTGCTCTGGGCTGTCTGTTTCCTTTCCAACATCCAACCAGCTTCTGGCATTGAGTTTTTTAGTATATGGTAAATCGCACATCATACAAACCCAATTTACAAAAGCAGAACACCAGGCCGTTTCATCTTTTAATGTTTTACCATCAAAGCCAATGTCATCAAAGTATTTTATTACCTCTGGATTATCGATGTTGCCTTTCCATTCCTCAATTCCATATTGAGTTAATGCCGTTTTTATTAGCTTACTCATTAATACTTAACAATAGTAATTGTAATGTGTAGTAGAGAAAGACCGATTACAACCAGTAGCATTTGAGCCTGAGGACTGTACGAGTTCCATTTTTTAGCAATGTAATTTTTCATTTTAATTTTTCTTTTTAAATAGTGAATCAAATGCAACAGTCCCAGCTAGTGAAAGCTTATCTATTACCTCGCTTTGTAGTGCTATTATTTGCGCCTCATAGGCATCTTTCTGTTCAACTAAGGTTTCAATGTGCCTTTGCTGGCTTTCTACCTTAGATTGGAGTTGTGCTTCTGTCTCAGGATTCTTACCTAGTATGGAATATATGACCACAGCTAAACTGGCTGTTAATGTCCCTACTATACTCACGAATATATCTTTATTTTCTAAAGGGATTGAGTTGTTGGCCAGATACATAAGCAATAAAATTACCACTATGAATATACCAGCCGCACCACAGTAATGTATTAGGTCTTTTTTCTTCATTTGTTAAATTGCTTGTATATATTTACTGCTGTATAAATTATTGTTAGAATTAACACCATCGTTTGAAGTATGGGATTGAACTCATTTACAAACGAAAAAATCATTGCGCCAACATTCAACCCGTATATCTTCAAATCCTGCATAGTGTTAAGATGCTATATCCCACGCTTGGGTTTCTTCGTTCCAAATGTAGAAGATAGGATTTCCGTCTGCATCTTCTATGTCTGTCGGATAGCTTACTGGGCAATCCCATGAACAAGTGCTTTCGTTTAAAGTCCAACTTGGAAAAGGTTTTTCAGGTATAAAGGCATCTTTTTCAGAATCGAAAGTGTAACCAATACCTGCATAGTTTTTTCTAAATGGCGTGCCATCATATAAATGACTCCCCTCTCTTGTGTTGTACGATGTTCTTTTACAGGTTTGACCTGTTAAACTAGTATAGTAAACCTCCCAATCCTGCGAAGTGTCGCTTTCATCTTTTCCGACGATTACGGAAGTGACTATGTTATCCGAGTTTATTAATGCGTAATGTGCCATAAATTAATTTGTGAATGATATTGTACCTGTTCCTGTTATCTTTGTGAATTTAAAACTCGAATTTCCAG